TAAGCCTGAGACGAAAGCAGGATCTATTCAAACAGAAGCCAGTAAACTTATGAGCAACCCTGAGATTTCACAAAGGGTCGAGGTACTTATAGCGGCTCGTGAAAGGGCTGTACAGGCTTCTGGGGTGTCGGACAGAGAGAAGGTTCTGAGTAAGCTCAGACATTTCATGGAATGTGCCGAGGGAGCCGACGCAATGAAGATCCGTTCAGCCGAATTGCTAGGTAAAAGTGTTGGTTTGTTTAAGGACGTAGTGGAACAGAAGCAGGAGGTTGCAAGCGCCGACATAGAAGCCAAGCTCCAAGCCAAGTTAGAATTATTATTAGCCAGCCAAGAAACCAAGGATACCGATAGCAAGGATCTGCATTAACGTAATCCTATTAACGCCCCCCACATAGTTGACCCTTCGTTCAGTAATGACACACTTAACGATGGTTGACTATTCGTTCAATAATAATATGCGTGACACATTTATTAACTTGGACAATCATTCCACAACGAAATTATATGATCGTTCCATAATCACTCTTTTTTATGCGATACCCCACCCCCCCTTATAGCTAAGGCGTACTTGCGTATCCAGTACACAGTGATACACTCAAACAATTACCTAGTTTTGAACATGACCCCACCCTATTTTCTAGAATGCCCAATAATATCAAGAACTTACATTTATACTGGTCAAATTTTGTACAGAAAAAGGGGTAGGAATCCTAGTGCCTAAAAAAATTTTGCAAAAAAAGTTGACCTTTAGTTTGTCAATAGGCAAAATATGTTAAAATTTATTACACTTTTGTCTTAAGGATTACCCTTACTAAGGATTACCCTTATACGTTTGCAGTATCTATTACTAGGTATGCCTTATTTTTAAATTAAAAGGTATTCTTTCAAGAGTAATCCTTACTAGTGAAATCCTTACAAGAGTAATCCTTGTTATTGGAAAGGCGAGTACCGCTTGGAAATTGATCAAAATTTAATCAATAATTTGGATAACATTCCTGTTGAAGATAAGCAGGAGATACTTAGCCTTCTTGAGCAGCTTGATGAAGCGAAGAAGCTTGAGGCTGCTAGGGCAGGGTTTATAGATTTTGTACGCACGATGTGGCCTGCTTTTATTGATGGTGAGCATCACAAGATAATGGCTTCGGCCTTTGAGCGTATTGCTAATGGTGAGTTAAAGCGGTTGATTGTTAACATGCCGCCCAGACACACTAAAAGCGAGTTTGCTAGTTACATGCTCCCGGCTTGGTTCTTGGGGCAATACCCGAATAAGAAGATAATACAAACCGCCCACACAGCAGAGCTTTCCGTTGGGTTTGGTAGGCGGGTTCGTAACCTCGTAGATAGCGAGGATTTTAAGAAAGTTTTCCCAGAGCTGACTCTTAGGCCCGACTCCAAGGCCGCTGGGAGATGGAGTACCAGTGCTGGTGGCGAATACTTCGCTATTGGTGTTGGTGGTGCTGTAACTGGTAAAGGTGCAGATCTGCTCATTATCGATGATCCCCACTCGGAGCAGGAAGGACAGAGTGCCGACCCCACTGTGTTTGATCGAACCTATGAATGGTACACATCCGGGCCTCGTCAGCGACTTCAACCGGGAGGCGCTATTGTTATTGTGATGACGCGATGGCATATGCGTGACTTAACCGGGAAGATAACTAAGTCTGCCTCTCAACGGGCTGGAACCGATGATTGGGAGATAATTGAGTTCCCCGCTATCATGTATGAGGGGACTGAGAAAGAGAAATCCTTATGGCCTCAGTTCTGGAGTAAAGTAGAACTAGACGCTCTTAAAGCGGAACTACCGCCTTCTAAATGGAATGCACAGTACCAACAGAACCCCACTGCTGAAGAAGGGGCGTTGGTTAAGAAGGAATGGTGGAAGATCTGGGAACATGAAAGACCGCCTCCCTGCGAGTTTGTTATTCAGTCTTGGGATACAGCCTTCCTAAAGACACAAAGATCTGACTACTCTGCCTGTACAACGTGGGGCGTTTTCTATGCGCCGGACGATGATGGCATGAGCCAGCCCAACATTATTCTTCTTGACGCTTACAAAGAGCGTCTGGAGTTCCCAGAGCTTAAAAAGAAAGCGCACGAGATGTGGCAGATGATGCAACCAGATGCGTTTATAGTGGAAGCTAAGGCGGCTGGAACCCCTTTGATTTTTGAATTAAGAGCGATGGGTATTCCTGTATCTGAGTACACTCCCTCTAGAGGTAATGACAAGATAGCTAGAGTTAATGCTGTAGCGGATCTATTTGCTTCTGGTGTAGTGTGGTGTCCAGAAACTCGCTTTGCTGAAGAGGTGGTTGATGAGTTTGCTGCTTTCCCTGTAGGAGAGCATGATGACTTGGTTGACTCATCGACTCAGGCACTGCTTAGGTTTAGGCAGGGCGGCTTCTTGAAGTTGTTAAGCGATGAAGAGGATGAGCCATTCTATGGCAGAAAAGCCAGTTACTATTGATCTTCAGGAAGAAGAAAGAAAGATAGAGGCTGAGATAAGGGAATGGTCTTCTAGTATTATTGAAATCCCTAATCCTAACTTTAAGAATATTCCTACCTGCCCTTATGCTAAGACGGCGTGGGAAAAGAACTTAGTCAAGATTGTGTTTGATCATGAAGGCAGAGACGCTAAGTTGCTGAAGTATCTCTCTAGCTATGATGATGACTATGATTTAATTATTATCGTTGATACGGATTATGAAGAAGATCAAGAAGCTTTTCATGATAGTATTGGCGAAGTTAATGAATTAATAAGTAAAGATGTTTGGGGCAATTCGGATTTGTGGATCATGGGGTTTCATCCTTATGATGATGAAAATGATGCTCTAGATAGCGAAAGCTTTGAGCCTATTAGTGATTACAGCTATGGTTTGATTTTTGTTCAAAGGCTTTCTTTTTTACAAGAGGCTGCTAACAAGCTTGAGCTTCAGGGTTATTATAATGTTTATAAAGATGACTCTGATATAAATCAGATGTATAAAGTTCGCAAAGACTATTACAGGAGACTGAAGCATGGCAATGGGAAAGAAAGTAGGGCCAGCTAAAAAGAGAGTTGGTATGCGTGGCGGCAAGACTGTTGCTAAGAAAGTAATGGGCATGAGATCAGGTAAGAAAGTTAAGAATCTTAAGAAAATGAAGTCTGGTGGTCAGTGCCGTGGAATGGGTGCTGCAACTAGGGGCGGGAACTTCGAGGTCGTTTAATGGCTGTTGAAAAGTCTTTAGTCAGCAATCCGCTTGATATTGATAGCGAAGAAGCTGTCGAGGTCAGCATAGTTAACCCAGAGTCAGTTTCTATTGAAACCGAAGATGGAGGCGTTATTTTGGATTTCGATCCAAATGGCGGCTTTATGGGCGAGATGGAGCATGGCGCTAATCTAGCTGAATACATTGAGCCTCAAGTGTTAGACATGATTGGCTCAGATCTTGTTGGCATGTATAACGCTGATAAAGACAGTCGCTCTGATTGGGAAGAGTCTTACGTTAGAGGATTGGATCTTCTAGGTCTTCGCTTTGAAGATCGTACAATGCCTTGGGCTGGAGCTTGTGGTGTTTTTCACCCAATGCTTTCTGAGGCTGTCGTTCGCTTTCAAGCGCAGACAATACAAGAGATATTCCCTGCCAGTGGACCAGCAAAGACTTCTATCGTGGGCAAGCTCACTGATAACAAGGTTAAGCAGGCTAGTCGTGTTCAAGACTATTTAAATTATTTAATGACACAGAGAATGTCTGAGTATCGGTCTGAGACCGAAAAGCTTTTATTCTCTTTGCCTATTGCAGGATCAGCTTTCAGAAAGGTTTACTTTGATCCTAATCTTAACAGACCGTGCAGCATGTTTGTTCCGGCAGAAGATTTTGTTGTTAGTTATGGCGCTTCTGATCTAAAGACTTGCGAACGTGCAACGCATGTAATGAAAAGAACCCCCAACGATATAAGGAAACTTCAGGTTTCTGGGTTCTATAGAGACATTGAGTTACCAGCTCCTACTCCAGACATTGGAGAGATCCAAGAGAAGTACAATAGATTGACTGGTGATAGTGCAAACTATGAAGTTGATCACAGACACACCCTTCTGGAG